CGGCGCCGCCGGCGCTGCACGGCGCCGTCGCCTTGCAATCCTTGCACCACAACAGCAGCCCGTCCTGCTCGGCAGGCAGGCTCGCAAAGGTCAGACCGGCAAACTGCGGCGCGATCGGTTGAGCGCCCGAGAAGCGCTGATTGATCGCCTGCCGGAAGTTGAACCCGGCGCCGATGCCGGTGAAGTTTGGAATCGACTGGTATTGCGCCGCAGCCGCCCCGGCCATCGCGGCCAGTATCACGAGTGAGCGCAGGAACATTTTCGATAGCGATTTATGCATGATGTAAGTCCGTCAGAGTCCGATTGCCAGCCAGGAGAACCCGTTGCTCAACTCGCCCGCGTATGGCGGCGTGGTCGGGTCGCCGGGGAGGTTGCCGGGAACGTCGAGCACGAAAATCGCGCCGAAAACGCCGTAACTGATGACCGAGGCGACGGTGTTGCGCCCGTGGGTTTGGTAATAGACGTTGGTCGCCAGCGGCGGCAGCAGGATCGCGTTGGGAAATGGGATCGGCCAGCTCACCGTGAATTGCGTGTCGTTGAGGATGGCCTGCTGCGAGAGCGCGTAGTAACCCCACTGGATGATCGCGATCGCCGAACCGCGGCTCACGTCAGTCAGCGGGATTTTCAGATAGCCTGCGGTCTTAAGTGAGCCGGTGAAGCCGGCGACGAAGCTCTGCAGCGCGCCGATGTTCGCGATGTTGGTATTCTGCCGTCCGTAGAGAAATGCCGTGCGGTTGGCGAGCTGCTGATGGGGTTCATTGCTCACTCCAATACCGCTGAAGCTCGCGCCGGTGCCTGCACCTTCGACCGGATCGGTTTGCTGGATCTCGTAGATCTCGTTGGCGGTATATTCCGCACTATCGATAAGCGTTGCCATCATTTACCTCAGTAGTTGTTCAGAACGTGAAGGTCCAGGTGCCCTGGTAATTCGCCGTGCCGTTGAAAGCGAATGCCGGCACCACCGCGTGCGCCAGCATCGGAGCTGGTGCGGTATGCAGCGCGACCAGGGTCCAGACTACGCCGCCGTCAGTGGTGGTGGCGCCGAGCGCCGTCGCCCACGTCGGCGCCGCCGAACCGCTGGTGCCCGCTGTCGTACAGCGTTGGATATTGCCGTTGGCGTCGACGATCAAATTGCCGGCCGCCCACGCCGTTGAGGCCGCCCACGCTGGATTCGCTGTGCCCAGCGCGGCCGGCATCGCGGCCGCCGCCCCGTTGGCGAAAAGGCCCACCTCCTGCACGGTCATACCCAGTGCGCCGTAGTCGGCGGTCGCCGTTAGCGCGTAATTGAATTGCACGCTGCCGGCATTGGGAAAAGTATGCGTGCCCACCGCGTTATAGTATTTCGGCGAGGTGCCCAAGTCGGTATCGTTCACGGTCGGCGCCGCGCCCCCAGAGCCGAAGCCGACCGTCAGTGCATATTGGCCCGACGTGACGCCGGCCATGAGGTTGGCCAGCGCTGGCAGCCCGGCGTTGACGAACAGGTTGCGGCATTCCCATACCAGCGCGCCGCGCCTGAAGATTCTGACTATTCCTTTTGGCCGTTTCACCATTGCTTTACCCGTTTGCCGAAATAGGCACTCCGTTGGCGACCACGCCCGAGTCGGCCACTGCCGGCTCGTGTGCGCCGTATGTTATCCCGATATGGTAGTAATGCCGGTTGTAGACCGGCGCGATTACTCGCCGGTCCGCTAGCGGCGCGATTGGCGCGGTCAGCAGGTCGCTCGGCGCAGGCGCGTGGTCGACCGCGCCGGTGAAGTCGCTCGGTGCCGGTGCCGCGTCGGCGAGTGGCGCTGCCTCGAACACCAGCGCATCGAGCCAGCTACGCATGGGCTTAAAGAAGTTCACCGCGGCTACAATTCGCGCCGCGTCGTTCATACCGACCACTTGTCCGACTCCCAGATTCACCACCACCCGAAATATCGCCCAGCCCTCTGAAGACGGCCACGCACTGCCGCCCCAGCTCGCCTGTCCCTCCAGAAAGGCGACGCTGGACCAGCCGAGCGCGCCCAGCGCCTGCCTGATTGAATAGGGTGTGCCATGCACGCGATGCAGCGGGATGGCGGCCTGCAGCAGCGCGCGCCACGAATCGAAGTCGGTCGGCCCGGCGCTGCCCGACGACGACAGCAAGGTGTCGATATCGGTTAGCGAGTCGACGTCGGTCAGCGCGTCGATGCTCTCGCCCGAGGTAGTCGCCGCGAGCTGCCACTGCGGATCGAGCATGTCGAACTGCCAGGCCAGGAAGATCAGCGCCGAATCCGGAGCCGAGGCGAGCCGATAGATCAGCAATGGCGTCAGGTCGAGCGCATCGAGCCGCTCGATCGTCGCCAATAGCGATTGCGAACGCAAATCGTTTATCGAGGGCGGTAGCTGGAGCTGCGCCATCAGTCCACCAGCATTTCCGGCGCCGCCGTGCCGCCGTCGCGCGATTGTCTACCGCCGCTACGCTGCGCCTCGGTTGCGCAATACATGTGGGGCTCAGGTTCCGGCTCAGGAATTGGCTTGGCGATGTCGAATCGCGCGATCAGCTCGTCAGCCTCCACCGCACTGCGCTTGTGATCCGCGATAAGATGCGCGCGCACCGCGTCCGCCATGCACAAGTCGCCCCGGCATAACGGGCAAAACTGTCTGGCCGCGGCACCCATCACGAATGCTCCGTGGCGATCGCCTGCGCCAGTGTGATCGCGGCGCAATTGGCCCATTGTCCCACACTGAGCTGGGTATACGACGGCTGCGTCAGCACGACCTGGTAGACGCCGGGGACCGAGAGCGCCGCCACAATCTCGCTCGGCACGATGTCGCGCTGGATGCGAGCGGCCAGGTTGAGCGCGATGTCCTGTGCGGCGGCGTTGACCGCGGCCATGGTCGAAATCGGTTCGGCGTCGGCGAACAGAGTGACCGTGCCCGCAATCTGGTAGTCGATCTCGCTCACCGCAAGCGCGCTCACCGTGTCGGTGAGCGGCCGCACGTTGTCGGCTCCCAGCGCCTGCAGCACTTTGGCGAGCAGCGCGGAGTTCGCCACGCCCGCATTGTTGGGCGACGCCGCCGGCTGCGCAGCGATCGGTCCGGTCAGGATGTATACCTGTACCGTGCCGGGCATGGGCGACGTCACGCTCACGTCGATAATCGAGGGATCTACACCGAGCGCGAAGAAGCGGTACGCGCCCGCCGGGCCCGCCACACTGAACTGGTTGGGCGCGGCCTGGATGCGGGTGCGCAGATGGTCGTCGGTCTCGGGCGCCGAGCCTCCGCCGCTTGTGATGGAGTTAGTCACCGACGCGATTAGCACGTTGGGGTTGAGCAGCACGTTGATCTGGCCCGGTAGATAGCCATTCGCGTTGGGACCGGGAGCGGTGCAGGTCGCCGTGACGCTCGCGACCGTCGTCGCGGCCGGCACGATGAGGTCCGCGTTGGTGGCGAAAGCGAATTCGCCGTCGGCGGTGCCGGCCCGCGTGCCGGCGGGGATGGTATATGGAAGCGTCAGCGCGTTTTGCAGATTGAACTGCAGCGTCGTCACCGCGCCCTGCGCACCGAGCCGCGTCACTCCAAGCAACTGCCCGAGGTAATCGATCATCGGAAAGACCGCGAAGGCGAGCAGGTTCTGCTGCCCGGCGTACTGGATCGCGTTGCGTACCAGGGACTCGCGATAAGCGTACAAGTTGATCAGCAGGCGTTCGACTTGCGCCGGTTGCAAGGTGCGGCCGGCGGCGGCCTGGAAGGCCGCGACCATGTCGGCCAAGATCAGGTTGGGGTTCAGCCCATCGGCATCATTGATGAACGTCGGCGGCGGCAGATTCGATATTCCGGCTCCCATCTGGCATCCCTTCGCGATTGGCACGCATGCCGCGCGCATCCCGAACTTGCTATCCCTGGCTGGCTATCCTGGCTGGCCCGCGCTCGCCAGCGCGATCGTCGTGGTCTGCGCCGGGCTCGGCGCGCCGCCCAAATTAAGCTGCCACGCCACCGTGATCTCGACGTGCGCCCCCGGTTGCGTCACGATACTGCCCAGCGGCGTGGTGGTGACGGAGAGCACCTTCACGCGCGGCTCCCACTGAGTAATCGACTGAGTGACTTCACGCACTACGGCCGGCCCTGCCTGGCTAATCGGCGCATCGATATACTTCCAAAGGTCGGTGCCGAACGTCGGACGGAGCACGTCCGTGCCCTTGGGCGTGGTCAGAATGATCGCGATGCATTGGTCGACGTCGTCGACTCCCTTGACGACCTTGCCCATTCCCGATCCTGGCTGCCCTAAGGAATCGAGCATCAGCGACCAGTCCGCCGACTTGATATCCGAAAGTGTGATTGCTCCTGCCGGCATTATGCAGAGGTCCTCGCGCAGTCATCCTGAGTATCGCGCTGCGCTATCTGTTTCATTGCCTACAATCCAGCCGCGACATCGGAGCGGCGGCCATGATATTGGTGAAACAATCATGACATCTGCTGCGACGGCGGTGCCGTATTACCGCCCTGCGGATCCGCGTGGGTATGCCCGTTGTAAGTGTTGATAATGCCGTCCACCGAATCGTTGTGCGCTGAAGTGATGAGGCTGATTCCGCCCGCGGCGTGAACGGTGATGTTGCCGATGGCGTCGATCGCAATCGACGCGCCATGGGCGCTCAGGTTCATCGTCGCGCCGTTGGGCAGGCTCACGGCGAGCGCGTGCGCTGCGCGGTCGTACTCGACGCTCGCTCCGTCCTTGAATGACATGTGGTATTTGTCAGCGCTCTGGACCGGCGGGGTGTCGGCGCTTGAGTATATTGCCCCTAGTACCGTTCCCGCCTCGTCGTGCTCATCCATCAGGCATACAACCTGCTCGCCTATGTCGGGTATCCAGTAGCTTTTGTCGTTTTGGGTTTTCGAAAAGAGGATCGGCAGCCAGTAGGACAACATCTGGTCGCGATCCGGAAATGCGACCCGCACCCGGGCGCCTTGAAGGTCTTGCTGTTTTACCAGTCCTACGCGAAACATGTGTGCCTGCTCAGTTCAAACTCCAGGGTTATGCCGCCGAGGGCCGGGCGGCGTGTGCTACGACAGCATTCGGAGATCGGCCTCGGTTACGTAGCCGGTGGCGCGCGAAAGCCGATGCTGTGCGCGCTCGATCATGTAGCTCCCGTCCATCACGTCCCATCCCGACAGCGCAACCACGTTGCCCGCTACCAGCAGCGTCGTGCCGGGCGCGACGAGACGGCAGGTCACCAGGAGCCGGTTGGCCTCGTGCAGCGCGGCGCTCGCGCGTTCGAGGGCCTGCTGTCCGTTCTCGCAGCGTGCGACCACCTTCAGCATGTCGCCAGTCGCCACCGTGGGGCTGGCCTGCGCGGTCTGTGCATAGAGCTGCTTGCTCCGCGGATCGAAGTAGGCGGTCTGCGCCTGTTTGTAGATCCGATGGGTCTTGGCCACGAAGCTGAAGCGCTCGACCGTGTTGCGATGGAGCGTCAGTGCCGCCGGCTGCGCTTCAAGACTGGCGCGCGAGTAAAACACCAGCTGGGCGCCGCGCACCGTGAAATCGTAGTTGTGCTCGATCGCGACGCGGCGGAGAAACTCGAGGTCGGTCTCCTGTTTTTGAGTGATCCGCAGATAACTGATGTCGATTTGATTCGGCGCCCCAATCACGGTCATCCCGTGCCGCGCCGCGACCGTCGCCGCGATTTGCAGCAGCGTCTGGTTTTCGTACCCGAGGCTATTGCGGGTGCGGAGCGCAGGCGTGATCCAGGCCGGCAGGCAGCGCAGATGGAAAACGTCGGGCGGTCCGTCGAGTTCGAGGTCGTCGACCTGGAAGTCGCCGCACGGGAGCAGCAATTCGCTGGTATAGCCAATCAGCAGGCTAACCACGTCGCCGCGCTGCGGGAACCATGCACCCTGCCAGCG